TTCAAGAACTGAACTAAAGTTTTCTTCTAATGACGAACTGGTAGGAGGTAGTGGTGCAGTTCCCTTACCGGAACTTAGCCACGATCTATATGCAGTATCATAAGCACCTGTCAAAATGTATAAATCAATTAAATTTGTTTTGCTAGGATCTAAACGTCTATCGTCAGGACTATTATGCTTATAATGGAATTTGAGATTGTTTCTTCCGGCCTTGGCATAATACTGAGTTTGCAAAGTAAACGGATTAGGTGTCAATGCAGAATACGACATAACAACATCTGCATCAGCATGATAAAAATAATATAAATGACCTTCCACTAAGGCTGATGTAGGAACAGATGTTTCTGTAGGATATGCTACAAAATTAGCAGAGTCAGTTATTGAATAGGATGTGTTATCTGGGTTCAATTGAAAGTAGGTAAATTTATCATTGTAACCTGTTTGACTACTCAGGCTATCGGGCTGTACAATGATATCAAATCCGTCTGGATCATCGATATGCCCGTCATCTTGAGAATCGTAAAAAGATACTTTGACTCGTTTAGGTTCAATGTATCCGTCAATTTCCACAACATTGCCATCTATTTGCCAAGTAACATCTGCTCCTAAACTTGTAGTTGAGGTGCTTTGGCTATTAATACCTAATACATTTATGCTGTCTTTAATAATAGTATTAGAAATAAAATCATAATTCTTTTGCCCGTCATTGTAATTAAATGCAGTTTCTTTAGCACTTTCAAATAGATACTCCGTAAACCTATAGGTTATCTTATAATCAATTCCTGTCCACACAAAAGAAAATAACCAACTTGAATCTTTATTTGTATTGGTAGTATCCCCTTGGTAGATCAGGCTAAAAGGATCAGTTGTATTAAGATTAGTATCAGTAATAATAGACCATGCATTTTTTTCTCTTGAGAAACTTAATCCAAAATTAAAATAATTTAAACACAAATTGATAATTTCTGACTGCAATGCAGGAGAAAGAGTTGTGACGAACGGTGGTATAATCTCAGACACTATTGCATCCGACGGAACATAATTTGTTATTGTTATTGGACCCGTACCATCTGCTAGTACACCAGCACCGCTATTATAACCATCACCTATAGTAAGAACCAACGATGACCAAAAATAATTACGTGTTGTTTTATCTTGAACAGATGTTAATTTACCGTTGGGTAAAAAATACTTTCCAGCAGGCGGAATAAACTTAATTAATGCTCCGTTGATAGCATATTTTAAATCAGTCGAACTAAAATAACCTGTAGGTAACGGTGTACTATTAATTTTATTTTGAAAATATCCTGTTGTTTGATTAGTGGTAGATGTTAATAATTTCCAAGAAACATTTAATGGAGAAATTTTGGATCCGCCTGTTAGGTTATCATAATTGGCTGTTCTACGATAGTTGTCATAATAAAAATGTTTTATATCATTTTTTTGCAGGATAGGAATAACAGTATTTAGAATTACAGAATAAATGTCATTACGACCTGCAAATGTAAAATTGATATCTTCTGATGAAGAATTTTTATATAACGCTCCGTCAGACCCGTAGATGTTTACAGAACTATATTGTCCACTAATATCACTTAATTCAAAATATTTAGAAATACCTGTTGAAGTTCTATTGATGCTTTTAACCTTAAGAATATCATTACCTGCAGTTAATGGACTGATTTGATAGTCTTCAGCAGTGACCATACGATTTTGTGTATAATATGCTTGAGGTGCTTTTAGGCGTATACTGGTGTTAGACTCTGTACCGGATGCATTATCAACCGTATACTGCAAACTCAAAGTCAATGACAATGTATTTTTTTGACCTGATTGATTGTAATAAGGGATCTTAACTTGTATACCGTTAATTTGCTCAGGAGTAACTGAATAAGACAGACCGTTGCCTTGTCTATAATATAGTACAAAATTACCTTTAGGTAAATTACCAAATGCGCCGTCAGCAAAATTCAAATCAATTTGGTCGCCAATTCTCGTGCTGACTGCATAGATGTTGCGATCAGCATTGGATACGTTATTATAAATTACATTGTTTCCGGTGATAGCCTGCACCTGTGTCCACAAAGTATTGTAGTTCCCGTTAGAGTCTAATTGCCATAACCAAACATCTGACTCATTTATATTGTTGGCATTTACGCCTATAATTTCATTTTCAACAGGAACATCAACACTAAATTTATTTAGAGAAAGGCTACCCTGTTTAAAAGATACAAAAAAACCTGTGTTAGGACTTGCATTTCCTTTGGTATCATTTCTAAACAAGAAATCAAAATTAGCATTAGGTCTAGGAGTAGATTCGTAAATGTAACTACGATTGGCAAATGTAGATCCTACAATTTCAAAATCTGTAGCAATTCCGTTAATAGATTTTGAAAATCCAAAAATAGGAATATCATTTAACGCACTGGAAACTTGATATCGTTCTGTGGGAATACCATTGATAGATGCTCTATCGTAGGGCTTACCAAATGTACTATTAGACGGCATAGCAGAATTTAGTACTGATAAAAATTGAGAGTACCAGTTGACATTGGTAGAATCATTCCATGAAATATTAGAGTTTGCTAGATTAATTCCAGTAGAATCAAAGACACTATCTGTAGTGCTGATGCTGGTAATTTTTAATAATCCATTAGCAGGTACTGCGCGAGAAGGGTTATAATTGATTAACTGTGCTAGATTTAATATGCTGTCTCGACGTTGTGCAGTTGCTAAGAAGTTTTCACGAGCGTTCATATCAACTCGGAAACTTAAATTTTGCCCCATGTAAGCAATTAAATCTATTAGTGCGATATATTCGCTAGATTCAACATAGTCGTTAAAGTCCTCAGGATAGTTTGCCTGAAGATATTGAATCATGGTGCGTTTTAAAGTCTCAAAATCATAAGACTTAAAATCAGAATTGTTGAAGGATTGATATATCTTTGTCCAATCTTCGGCAACTAATAGTTTTGAATTTGTTGATGGAATCATAAGCAAGTACCGTTTATAAGGTATTTATTACCTTTATAAACCTGGTGTTTTAAGCGAGTAAACCAACATTTCGATCAAAGGTTAATTTTATTTGTTCTGTTTGATCAGTATTGGCATACTGTAGAGATAGTTCAATATAAAAGCCGTATTCTTGTTCTACGATGTTTATATTTGTGGGAATTAGCCTAGGGTCACTAGTTAAAATTGAATTAAGATCATTGGCAATTGCTGTTTTAACATCTGGGGTTAGCGGCTCATAAATTAAATCCCATATAACTGTGCCGAATGTAGGATTCATCAATCGTTCGCCTTTGCGAGTGTTTAATCGATTTAGTAAATCTTGTTTTACTACATCAAAATCGTACTGTCTTGGTGTTGTAGATGTTTCGTCAAGAGAACTAAACCCTTTATAAAATTGGCTAGATTTTACAGTAGTTTGAGATTTTATGTTTGCCGGCTGTAAAATAATGTTTTTTTGTACCATACGCTTATTTACTTCTACCGTAGGTTACAGGATTTCCGCTACCATCTTTGATAGGATTTCCACTTCCGTCTGTTACCGGAGTTGCTTCATCGTCAGGTGCTTTGAGTAACTGTGTTCTTATGTAACTCAATTGATCGCGAACTTTAGTTGCCGCATCTTGTTTGGTTACATAACCTTTTTTCTCTTTATCTAATCCTTTGTTCTGTTCATAGGCCTTAGTAGGCTCTTTGAATAAAACATAATCTAAAGGTTTTCCAACAGCGGCAGGCCATAGAATCTGCATATATAAATCTTCTAATTGAGGATTAGCAACCTTGGCAACTGGTCCTTTCTTAAAGTATGTTTTAACATAGTCCATCTGCTCAGTTCTTGTCATTGCGGCCAATGCGTCAGTGGTTGTTCCTAATGCAATTGCAGTCGGTTTAATAAACTGGATAAGACCCGTTGCTCCAATACTGTTTCTTAGTGCAGGATTAAACGTGCGGCCGGTTTCAAAAGCCATACAGCACAATAGATCAATAAAAGAACAGTTTAAAGATTTAGCAGTATCTTTAACTGCTTTTAGGAATCCAGCATCTTGTACCCAATCAGCCGCCATTTCTTTTCTGTTTAAATTATCGGGAGGATTAGGAGTTGTACCGGGTCCGGGAGGTGTATTGGGCCCGTGTCCCTTTTTATCTCGTTGAGTCGGTGCCGCGGCTCCTACATCGGTATTGCTTGCTGAGAATTCACTGGGTTTTGCATTTTCGTGTTGATCCCAAGGTTCATGAGTTGGCACACGTTTCATAATCGACTGT